TCACACTGATCAGGTTCCAGTCACACCATGCATATTCCGGATATTCTTCTGCCGGATAGATATGGTGTACGGTCGTTGCTTCTTCTGTACGGCCATACATCGCAGCCACCCTATCTTTATACTTATCCAGACGCAGGATATGCTTCTGCTTCTTCTTCCACTTCCTGTGGTAATAATCGAACATCCTACCACTCCTTTATAGGTGCAATTATAGAAAGTAGAACGCTTCTTGACAATCCACCATCCTGTCACCTGTTTTGTATACTTTTTGTTTCCTTTTCGTATAGCTTCTGTCACTGCTTTGATATATCTTCTGTATGTTTCCGTAAAAAAAGATGCAAAACTTTATGCATCTTTTTTTGTTTCCATAATCTCTTTCATGATATCATCCGCATACATGACATCTATTATCCGATCAATAAGCTTATTGCGCTTGTCATATACTGTCTTTCTTGAATACGGCAGCTTCTCTATGATCTCATCCATCTTCATCTTCCGGAAGTATCGCATCTCTATTATAGGATAGTATTTATCATCACGTATCCTGTCGATTGCTTTGTCCAGTTGTGGATATCTTGTCTTCTCACAGTCATGATGGATATACAATAATTTCTCCACTGTCCGGAAACGGTTATCTCTCTTCCTGTCTTCGCTCACGCTCTTCCTCCACCTTTCTGATCAGCGTTTCTGATGGCTTCCAGTCAAAGCCATATTGTTGTCGGAAAGCATCCTTGTCCGGTGTCTGCGCCCACTCTCTGGCCAGTTGTAACCCGTCGTAGGAATCTACGTGTCCAGATTCCCATGTGACCACTACCATATCATCAAATGGCGTTTGCACATACACTGCCGTATCTGACATTCTGCGTACTTCCTCCACAGCATCCTCCGGTGTTATGACATCATTCATCACATTCAACATAATATTCGCATGCTTCATCATCTTTTTTTCTGGCAGTTTCATATTTATGGCAATAGCCTTTTGCGTAATAGACGCATGTTTTGCATGCAGCTTTCTTTTCCGGAAATTTAAATTCCGTGCATGGTGCGCAAATCGTTCTCAGCCCCTCGCTCTCCTCATCGTATACCTCCGCTCTGATACAGCTGACTTTCGTTTCCTTATCTCTATATTGGCATAGATTCAACATTATCTTATATAGCTTCCCATGAAATTCCATATCATGAGAATCTCTAAATTCATCATAATTCATCGTCTTACTCCCTCCTGTTGTGCAACATTCCTGTATACCTGCAGCCTTCCATTGACAATCTCCATTGCCGCAATCTCTTCTCTGGTCTTTTTCAATTCTGCTTCAATCGATGCAGCATGCAGATCCGTTTCCTTCATCCGCTTGGCTTCGTATTCCAGTGTATTGAGATAGGTTGTTTTCTCAACGATGATGTTTTGTGATATTTCCAGTGCTTTTTCCAGTGTCATTTTTCCTTGTCTCCTCCTTCTTAAAATATGTTACATACACCATAAAACTGTAACGTATTTTCGGATGTCTTATGGCATACGTAATAGCTGATATATAAAGGCTTTACGCTCATTTTGCAGTATCCTTTATCAAAAAATATGTGCAAACTTTTTCAGTTCCGATTTTTCTGCTTTGCCAAGTGCAGGAACCACTCTTTCCAGCATTCTACGTTTGACATCCTGCATTTATCTTTCCTGCAGCGGTTTGGTGTGAAGGCATATATGGATTTTGGACATGCAGATGTATCGTCCATCTTTCCTTCTGCATTCTCATATTTGATATGTTCGCATGCTCTTGTGAATGCATCTTCCAACACTATGTAATGTTCAATTAACTCTCTTAATGGTTTCAGATATTCTTCCGCATCTTCATATGTATCTGTGCATAGGCACATCAGTTCGATACCTTCATATAACTCTTGATATTCATTCATAGCCTGTTCCCTTTCTGTGTTATCCATGATCTAAGCTTTTTCAGCATCTTTCCGCTCTCCTTTACCCTGTATTTCAATCAATATAACCCCATATTATAAAGATTGGATTTTTCTTCAAATAAGCCTATAAACAAAGGCTTTTCTTCACTTTTTACCACCTTCATACTTTTGGAGTTTTTTCATGACATTTTTACCCCCTTTCCACGAGCTTCTTCCTTTTGGCTGTTCAGGATCAGCGTTATGATATCTTCTATGTCTTTCCCGATCTTCTTGCTTGCTTCCTCAATGCATGCATATCCCAATGTCATATACTCTATTGCGTTCAATTCCTCTCCGCTGACGATTCCCAGCTCCATCGTTTGTTCTTCGCTATCGATCTTGATCAGTGCCAGTTTTTTCATGTGTTCATTTCCTCCTATTCCGGTAGTTGATCTTCTCTACCTGTATCTTTTTCATCTTATCTGTCGTTCTAGTGTATATAGCCGTCGTCTCCAACTGGCTGTGTCCCAGGATGTCCGCGAGGTCGCTTGGCTGTCCGCCTTCTTCGATATAACGCACGGCGAACAGATGCCGGAAGGCATGCGGATGCGCTTTGGTCTTTTTTATCTTTGCTGCAGCTGCGATCTTACGGATATTTTTATACACCGTCGTTGGATGCAGCATCGTTCCCTCTTTCTTCCCTGGGAAGATGTATCCCGATTCGATGCCTTGTTCTTCGATGTATTTCTTTATCTTCTTTTTCAATGATGTTGGCATGATGATGGTGCGTATCTTTCCTTTGTTGTGTACGAGCAGCTTCGGCTTCCGGATATTTTCTACCGTGAAATACTGCAGCTCTGACAGCCGTATGCCTGTGTAGCCCATGATCTCCATGATCATGCAATATTGCTTTCTCCCCGTACGTTTCGCCTGCCGCAGAAGTCGCATGAAGTCTTCCGGTGTGAGCAGCTCCTCCTCTTCCAGCGACGCCTTGCCCTGGACCTTTATATTCGTGACCGTGAATCGCTTCATCTTGGCGTATTTCAGCCACTTGTTCACGATGGTAATGTAATTCTGTACGGTGGATGGCTCGAATCCGGATTCCAGGAGGTGCTCTTTAAAATCAATAATACTGGTCTTGTTCAGTTCACCATCTGGCAGGAAGTCATACAGTAGATTCAGGACATGTGCATAATGGCGTACCGTGTTCTTACTTTTCTCAGCTTCCCGTTCCTTTATGATGAATCCGTCAATTGAGTGCCGCATTCCTTCTTTCGTCATGACTTACTGCCCTCCTGTTAAATGCTTCAATCGCTTTTTCCGGATGTTTGTTGCATTTCATTGTGTCGAAGGATACGATACATCCACACTCTGCACATTTAAAGAAAATCATTCCGATAGGAGACTTTATGACTTTGACCTTACCAGCACAGAATGGACATGGCTTTATTCTATCCTTCTCCATTGCTCTTTCTCCTCCTTATCTTCTGTGTCGGCTCATATTCTTCCCGATGTACAGACACCTTGTGACCATTTACTATGATAATCTTGCGACAATTTTCCTGTGCATTATATCTCCCTGATATCTGGTCCAGTGTTTCGTATACTTTTCCTCGCATCGGTCGCTTGTACTCCGGCAGGTCACGCAGCTCTTTTATTATCCTGATCAGCATCTGCTCCACCTCCTAATCCATTCCCGGCTTGTCCTGGTCGTATTCATCCTGAATATCCTCGCACCAAAAGTACATGATGAGGACTACCTGCAGGTTTTCTTTGTCAACTGCTTCTGCTTTTGTACAAATGATGAAATCCTTATTCATGCTTACATCAAAGTCCTGCAGTTTTTTCATTACCTTTAAATATTGGTCCTTTATACGCAGTTTTGATTTTCTTGCGATATCTGCAATCACGCTGGAACAATTACTATTGATCTCACATAGATGATTCATTTCTTCCAGCCCTATGGTTGCATGTTTAAAAATGTTTTTCATATCCTCCGTAACTTTACTCTCTGGCAGTCTTGATATCTCAAAATCCTTGTGTGGCGTCATACGTATCTCATACGCTCCCGGCTCTTTGCATAATTCGTCATATACTTCTACGCCAGAGCAGCTGATGGACAGCTTTCCACCCATTGCATAAGTCGTAAAGTATAACCTTCCTTCGTGGATATACAATGCGTATCCACTGGTTTCTGCGGCTAATATGTCATATATCAGCTTAAGATACTTATAAAACGTTTTACTTTGCTCTTTTCTTACGATCATCTTCATATCCTTTCTGCTGGTCCATCCGGAAGCCAGCTCCCGATCTTCCGTTCGTTTCAAAATAATTCACCGGATACAGCTTTACTTTTGCAGTAATCTCGCGACGCACATAGAAGCTTTTTCCGCAGCGGCACTGCAGCATTTTCGTCATATCTTCTCGGATGCTGACAGAAAACTTATCATCTACCCAAGCACCACAGAAAGGGCAGCGTACTGGAATATTGAAATCTATCTGCATACAATGTCCTTCACTCTCTTTTTTCTCTATAGCTTGCTGAGATATATTCTGTATTCATAACGACATATCCTTCTTTGATTCCTGGTGCTTCCGTATATATCTTTTTTATATATTCCTGCAGCAGCCTTCCGGTATATCCTGTTTCTTCACTCCATTCTTCTAATTGTAAAGTGTCTCCGTCTTTAAATGGACGGTCATTTTTGCGGACTTCCCATTTTTTCATACCTTGCAGCTTATCTTCAAAATACTGAGGTAAAATTTTCAATTTATGCATCATGTGTTCATTCTCCATTTCTATTTTTTCAACTTCTGTTTCATTGATAAACCACTCAAAACGATATCCTCTATCCGGAATCATCTGTTTATATGCTGCATAGCGTGCCTTGCTCACTGATGCAGCTTCAACGATAGCAACAGCTATTGTGTCCGGTATATTGCTATCTGTGAAATACATTGTCCATGTTACTTTATAGCGCATGTCTATCACTCCTTTATTTTCAAACGGTTAAAATCCCCGGATGATCTACGATTATAGATTTTTCTCGTTTTTCTAAAACGGAAGCCATTTCGGTACCTCCATAGAGATTTCCGGTATGTAGTCGGTCTTCTTACGTTGCTGACCGAACAATTCTACTTTTGCGCTTTCACTCATTACTTTTACCATTTCAGTACTCATACGTTCATGGTCAGCTTGCTTTCGCTTGATGTTGTTCAGCACATTCATTTCTTTTTCTGAGATAATGACATGCACATTCACTTCATGCTTTTGACCAAAACGATAGCACCTGCGAATCGCCTGGTAGAATTGTTCATAACTATCAGATAGCCCACAGAATATCATGTCATGGCAGTTCTGCCAGTTCATCCCAAATCCACAGATAGATGGTTTTGTTACAAGATACTTCACGTCTCCGGATGCAAATCCCATCATAGCTTTTTCTTTATGTTCTGGCGTATCAGATCCTTTTACTTCCACGGATTCACGTATAGCCTTATGTAATGCGCTACTCTCATTGTTATAATCGCACCATATCAAGCAATTCTCTTTTGTCCGAGCGATATTCTTTGCCATTTCCACTCTTTCATCAAGACTTTGCTTTCGTGCTTCTCTCCTCTCCTGCAGCGTTTCTGCATACTCCACAAATAAGCTCTCTGCATCTGGCTCACTTTTTAATATGTTTGCTTTTACATGCAGTTTCGGCAATACAAATTTTTCTCCATCATATCCAAGGTCTGCCGGTGATTTTATCATCATGCTCCATGTTGCCATCCAGCGGAAGAACTCTTTTTCCGCATGACGTTTCAGGCGCCACCCGATACGATCATTCTTTCCTTTTTTCTTGATTGAATCGTTGATGAAGAATGTCGCTAACATTTCGCTACGTGGCATGACACCGAGAAACTCCGCTGTAGTTCCAATCTCTGTATAATCGTTAGGGCTTGGTGTTGCTGTGCAGCATAATTTGTATGGTGTGTAAGCAAAACGTTCCTGCAGGTCTTTTGTTGTTTTCCCTGCGTATGATTTCAAAATCGAACTTTCATCTAGGACAACGCCGGAAAAACTATCCGTATCAAATTTGTGTATCTTTTCGTAATTTGTGATGTTTATGCCTGATTTTATGTCTTCCTGACCTTCTGCCAGATTGCAAGTGATACCAAACTTTGAAGCTTCCTGTGCAGTCTGTTTTGACACCGCCAAGGGAGCAAGAATCAACACAGTACCTCCTGTATGTTTTGCGACCGCATCCGCCCATGATAATTGCTGGATGGTCTTGCCTAGCCCGGTATCCTCAAATAATGCAGCTTTTCCAATTCTAAGTGCCCATTTTGTTATTGCTTGCTGATAGTCAAATAGGTTTTCATTGAGGTTTTCTACAGTGAATCCAGATAGTTCTATTGTGTATTCCTTAGTCTTTAAAAATTCTTCGTATGTCATTCTTCATCACCTTCAAATAAAAACTCCAGCTGTTCTTCTGCGTTTGCAGCACGTTCACAATTTTTCACTGCCTGTTCAAAATAAGATTCTTTTAATTCTATCCCTACAGCCTTACGGTGCATCTTTATAGATTGATATGCTTCTGATCCGATACCCAAGAATGGAGTAAATACTGTATCTCCTTGGTTTGTCCACAGCTCAATACATCGTTCTATAACGTCTAACTGCAAAGGGCATATGTGCTTTTCGTCTCGTTCTTCCCTCGCTGATGTACGATTGAGAGTGTTGCTCTGTCGGATGTTCATCCATACCGGCGATGCATATTCCTGCCATTTGCTTACCGGAAATGATTCATTCGTGTGCGTTATCGGTTCTTTGTTTTCTCCCGGTTTCCTCATCGTAACAATGTAATCGGCAATGCCCTGACGGCTCATAGCACTATCTTTTTTTAACTGCTTGTGCAACAATCCTATATGTTTTGTTCGCTGCATAGCAACCACCGGATCTTTCCAGATTGTGATTTTGCTATGGTAGTAAAATCCATAATCCTGGAATAACTCTCTCAATATGCCCGGAAAATCTCGTAAACCAATAAATCCATCGCTTGCTTTTGTTGTAGGAAGGTCCATGCAGTGGATGCTGACTAATCTCCCTGATTTGGTTATCCGGAATAGTTCAGCTACGATATAGCCAAACTGTTTATAAAACTCTTCTGTACTGCGGCAGTTGCCTAAATCTCTCGGGCTGTCACTGTAAGTGTATAAATCCTCGAAAGGTGGACTAAAAATTGAATAGCCCATTGATTCATCCGGTAAACCCTGCATTACTTCGCAGGAATCTCCGTTGTATAATGCGTAATGTTCTGTAATTACTTGATTGATTACTTTTTTCATTTCTTCTCCTTTCAAAAAAACAGTGTCTCTTGTATTGTGTTCTTTGATATGCCGAGCTCTTGCATAGCTTGCTTTATGATTTTTATTGCTTCTGCTGGTGTATAAGCCTGATTCCTTTTAGGCGTTGAACTTTTCTTCCAGTCATTCCACGATACTATCCAGTAAAACAATCCTGTATGGGGATAATCAGGTAGAGTGTAATCTATATCTGCCATATAAACGATAATATATTTTGGATATCTTCCAATGGATACCTCGCTTTCGTCATATGACTTCTTATACATGATTACTTTCTTTTTCAATAGCTTTTCTATTTCTTTTAGATCCATATTCGATGTCCTCCATCCATGCGTCAAACTACCCTCCCTTCCCGCACGCACCTGGCTGAGCTTTTGCCTTTTATCAACTCTCCACTGCATGAAATAGGGTCGTTGTCTTGCTCAACACATGGATGGAGGACACCATTTTAATTTACTGATTGTATGCCTATCGTTCCCGCCTGAGCCGCTTGTAGTTTGCGTTATACCAGCGTTCACATTGCTTACAGTAGGCATTGTACCGGTTTTGTGTTTTCATGAATCTAAAATCACTTTCCGGCTTGTATTCGCCGCACATGCTGCACTTTCGCATAGCTTCTTTATGCACTGTTATCACCATCCTTTATTGGGTCCCATTTACGCAGCTGCGCATATATGTATATCCCTGCGTTTACTTGATTGATAAAGACTTGTGCATCCTTAAATACGTAGCCTTTATATTCCTGACGCAGCATGCGTTCGATTGCGGAAAAGTCTTCTTTCATCGCTCTGGCATGTTTTCGCTTGAAGGTACTGTGATTCTTCCGGATGGTCGGCTGCTTCAAATTACCTTTGCTGGTGTTCCAGCGGCGCTTTCCGCGTGGTTTTTTGGTAATGTAGTTTGCCATGCCGGTCAATCCGTTTTCATCATAATCGATAGGGCGTAGCTCACTCCTTTTTCCTTTCGTCCACAGCCTGTTGAGCTCATCCATCGTAAGTCCGCAGTCTATCACAAGGTGATGATGACAGCGGATATCCTCCTCCCATTCCGTTACGTAAAGATACTTTGCACGCTCCATGCCTTTTTTCTTGAGCAACCGATTCACCCGGCGGAAATAATTTTGAATATCTTTTAAGGCTTCCTCCATACTTTCTGGAAGAAACCTATTCTCATAGTCGTGTGTTATCCAGTATCCCTTTCCAAAGTTTGTATTCAGCATGCGTATAACTTTCTTCCTGGCATTCTTATCATTCAGATTTTGCATTTCTTCCTTCGTCGGTTTTCGTTTTCCGGCCGCCGGTATCATGCAACGTTTTGTAAACTCCGGAAATATCTCGACTTCCAGCTGCGTACCGGAATAGATCGACTTTGTTGCATATATCGATTTGATTTTTCCATCCTTCAAAGCCCGTTCGATCTGTGATTCAGACAGCATGTTTGTTTGTATGTCGAATGCTTTCTCATAATCATAGTTGAGGTAGTGCTGTTTCGATGGTCTACCCCGTTGTCTGTTGTGTCTCTTCATGTATCTCTTCCTTTGGTTGACTTGTTAATATCCATTCCAAGGCCGGTTAGGACTATTCAGAAACACCTTTATACCCTTGCATTTTTAATGCTTTATGGTACAATAAAAGTAGGTTGAATAGTCAACTTCCCACTATGAAAAGAATGTTCTTCTTGTCAGGTTAAACATTCTTTTTTTATACTCTTCTGATCGCGCTGAGCATATCGTCGTACACCTTTATCCGTTGCTTGTATTTCATGTTCTCATCGATTCTATATGCACCGACATAGTGCCTTTTATTTGTGATCAGCATGAAGATGGAATCACTGCACAGAGCGACACGTATATCATTGCTCTTGTCTGCTTCCTGTATTTCCTGCAACAGTTCCGTCTGCATCTGCTTTATCGTCTGAGGTGTATTGTCCTTTGCGTATCTCATTTTCTGTTTCGCTTCCTCGTATGCCTGCATGATGATGTGCCGTAATATACACGCATCATCTTCTGACGATTCTTCCAGCCTTTCATCATTCAACACCGTTCCATCATCGAACTGAAATTCAAAGCAGTTGATCGCGCGTCTTATATTCAGTTTCTCTTCATAGACAGCAGTTCTTTCCTCCTCCATGATGTTTATAAGATATGACTTTACACACTGATACAGATTTCCGTTGACGATGCGCCGCTCCATATCATCATAGTCTTTGAAAAATATACGTAATGGCATCACAAATTCTCCTCTCTTTCTTTTTGGATTATCCTATATGCGATACAATGCAAGAATTGAGCATTCGACAGGTTTATCGTATATGGGGAAACGCCGATCGTTCGATATATTTCTCCGTGATCCTGGTCGATCGCTTTCTTTCTGGCATATCGGATGCTGCGCTCCACCCCGGATGATGTCGTACCTGTGATTTTGGCGATATCCGGATATAATTCTTTCGTCATTGATGTGTATCCTGTTTTTTTTGCCACGAGCATCGATACACCGATCTTTATGCATTCAAATCCTTTCAGATCCGGTGTTATCCCCATATCAAGCAGCATTCCTGATAACCGGTCCATTTCTTCTTCACCTCTTGTTTCTTTTATCAGTCAGAATCCTTGACATGTTCAAAATTTTCACATGAATGCGATGGCTTCACATTCCTCATTCTTTTGTTCACACAATGCCCCATGAAACACCGAATGAACTCTTTATCCGCCTTCGTGTAATGCTGTACATAATATCGGCAATTCACACATGACTCCTCTTTTTCTACTCCCTGAATGAGATAGTTGTTAAAAATCAGCATATTAAAAACCTCCTGTTTTCATTTCTGTACTACGAAACTTCACAAGAGATTGCTTTTGTATGTTGAAAATACATTGCGTTTTATGTTACAATGTTTCTGCAATCCCTTGTGGTTTGTGAGCTTGGCGTTGTCACACTTCTTGCCGGAAACAGACAGCGCCTCTTTATTTTTATAATTTCTCTATAAGTTTTCTAATCAATTCTGATTTTGATAACTTATTTTTTTTACAGTAG